ATAGACGCAAAATGGAATAGTAATAATTTATTTTATCGTTCTCTTATTACTGATGAAGAGGGTAGTGTAATGTCATGCGGGTTTTTTAAATTTTTTAATTATCTCGAAAAACCAGACTGTTATCCGGATCCAGAAAAATTTAATGATTGGAAGTGTGAGGAGAAAAAAGACGGTTCTTTGGTTATTTGTGATTATGTAAATGGAAAATTCTCCATGAGAACCAGAGGAACAGTAAGTTATGCAACTCAAGAAAATGCTACAGATTTTGAATTGCTTCCACAGAAATATCCAAAAGTTAAAGAATATTTAAAGAAAAACCAACATCTTAGTTTGTTATTTGAAATTGTTACTCCTAACAATGTAATAGTTATTAGACCAAAAGAAATAGAGTTTTATCTGATTGGAGCAATTGATAAAAATAAAATGACCATAGTTTCATCTGGAGATTTAACAGAAATATGGAGAGAGCTTGGAAATGTTCCTACACCAACAACTTATACATTTAATGATATAAGAGATTTATCAAAAATATCTGAGCATATTAAAAATTGGAAGGGTGATGAAGGAATTGTAATTTCTTATAATAACGGACAGAACAGAATCAAGATGAAAACGTCTTGGTATTGTATAATACACAGAATTAAATCCCAACTTAGTTCTAATAAAAATCTTATTGATTTTTATATAGAAAAGGAACTCCCAGTATATCAAGAATTTTATAAAATAATTGAAACGGAATTTGATTATGAAATTGCTGTTCAGTTAAAAAATGAACTAGAAAAAATTTGTGAAGCAGGAGAAAAATCTAAAAAATATATTGACCATATCCTAGAAGTAGTGCATGATATAAGGAAAGTAAAAACAAGAAAAGATCAAGCACTAATGATTAAAAAAAATTTCCAAGAAAACTCTTCATTTGTGTTTTGTATTTTAGATGGTAAAATAATAACAAAAGATCAATGGACAAAACTTATGAACCAAAATTATGAAAGCTAAAGAACTAATTGAAATATTACAAAAACTAGATCCAGAAGCGTTGGTTCTTGTAGATGGGTATGAAGGAGGTTATGCCGTCCCAGTTGATACAAAACAAAAAAACGTATGTGGTCCATTTAAAAGAGAATGGTATTATGGGGAATACGATGATTGTAAAGAAGAAGAATTGTTTAAAACAAAAGCAATTATCATATCTAGATAAATTATGTATTTTAATTTTACAATAAGGAACTTTTGCAAACCAAGAAAAGAGTTTAAAAAGTATTTTTCATTTTATAAACAAATTTCCAAATATAAAAATATAGAATTCGAAATATTTTATTCAGGGGATAATATTTTTCAATTTCAATTAGATTTTTGTCCTATTGCCAGAGATCATGGTGGTTTGAATATAAATTTAACTTTTTTGGGATTTGACGCAGGGTTAATAATTTATGATTCTCGGCATTGGGATTATAAAAATTGGTGTTGGGAAGAAAAATAATTTATGAAAATAAAGAGTAACAGAGAAATAAATTGACATTTCTACAAAATATATTATTATTCAATATATGAATGAAGAACTAGAACTCCAACTCGTAAAAAAATACCCAAAAATTCTCAAAGATTATAAAGGTGATATGATGCAAACTTGTATGGCGTGGGGAATGGAATGCGATGATGGTTGGTATAATCTTCTTGACAAATGTATGGAGAAGCTTCAATATTTTTGCGATCTTTGCTTTTACCGAAGTGGAGTAGAAGTACAAGTTGTCGCAAACCAAATTAAAGAAAAGTACGGAACGCTTTCTTTCTATACTAGTGTCTATAGTGATAATGATATTGAACGAAATATCATCGACGACATTATTACAGAAGCAGAAATAAGATCTGCACATACTTGTGAAGTAACAGGTAAAAATGGAACAGCTTGTAAACGTGGAGGGTGGTATAGAACTCTTTCTTATGAACAAGCTCGAAAAGATGGCTATGTGGCTTGCAATGAATCAACCGAAGCTTACTGGAAAGAAAAAGACACAAAAGGAGAAAAAAATGACGACAGCAATGAACCAGAAACAACTTGAAAAGTTTGCATTTTATGAAAGCGGATTGTCTGCTGATGGATGTCTACAAAAATTAGATTCTTATGTCACTGAAGCCATTGAAAAATATGGAAGGATTCTTGTACAAAAACAAAAAGAAAATTTTATAGCAGGGTTTCAAGGTTGTTGTTATACGTGTGAACCAGTTGGTCTTCTAAATCAACAACTGGAAGAACAGCTGAAATGTATCGGAGAAGACGGTACAGAAGAACACAATGCTGCTGTAGAGCTTCGTAGTAAATTAGCAGAAGCTCTCGTTAAAAACGATCAATTGGAAGAAATTGCAAGAAGACTTTATGGAGTTGTTCTGCACTTAAATGCAGTTACAGAAAATAAACCAATCATGATAGTAGGAGAGAGTCTATATAACGAAACAGTAGATGCTATTAAAATGTATGAAGATTATAATGCCAATTATTGAAAAGATCCTATTCTTTTTAGTTATTCTTGTATTGGTACTATCGGCTTTTGTTTTTAGTTATTACATTCAAGATCAAAACAAACTAGACATGCAAGAACTGGAACAAATTGTAGAACAAGAATTACAAGAAAAACATGGAAACTAAATATAAGTTTATAGAAACAACGGGATGTACTGCATTTAATTTTTCGGTAAATGAAAAATCAGTATCAGAATTATCCAATGAAGAAATTGATAAAATTTTAGATTATCTTTTTATTAAAGTTAAAGAAGGTATTACTGAAAATACAATCCTTTTTAATGATGTTGTAAAACTTTTTCAACCGACTGATTGGCATTATGGTACAGACAATTGCGAAACCTGTGGCGACTCCGTTGATGATATTACTTGGGATATATAATATATGAGCGATTTTACAGCACCTTATACACCCGAAGGAAAACATCCAGAAGATGCAATTTATGAAGTTAAGAGTTTCTTTGACAAACTCAAAGACGTTCAAGAAGACTATTTTCAAAGGTTATCTAAAGGGTTAAAATTAACAGAAGAAGGAGAAGAATATCTTTTTGATTATATTCTTAATATAGAAAACGAAACCGATGAAATTGATGATTTCGCTCAATATCTTGAAACCTTGGGTAAAAAATACGAAGATTTAATTAAAAAATGAATTCTGATACAATAAGATATTTCAACAGAGCAGAAAAATTACAAGAACAGCTTAGAGAATTTAATTTTTATCACTTTGAATACTTTTGGTATAATGATGGAACATATTCTGGCTGTTGGAAAGATATGTCTGTATCAATGGATGCACCAGATCGAGACGGTCATTGTTATTGGCAGTTCGGATTTAGAAGTAAATTGTCAAGCAATCCGAGACTGAATTTAGAAGGAATAGTTCCAGTTGGAGATGATTATTTTGTTTTTAATATGAGATATGTTCAAGAGGTGAAACTACATGATAGAGATGGTTATTGGGGACCAGTTGCTGTTTCGTCAATTGAAGATGTCTTGGAAGAAGACTTGACTAACATGCAAAAACTTATAGACTTTTTAATAAAATAAAACAATGTACAGGATTAAGAAAGTTGAAAGAAGCAATAAAGCAAAATATTTTCCTCAAGTAAAAAGAATGTTTGGTTGGACTAATATTTATTATGATTTTTATTTCGAAGATTTTGAAATCACAAAACAATTTCTGGACGAACACACCAACCCAGAAAAAGAAAAAATAGAATTTATAATCTATGATAATCAAAACGTTAAGGTAAAAAAAGATTACTTTGGGGATTTTTTACGTTTATTTTTAGGAGATTAAAATGAGAGCAGATTATAAAAATACAAAAGTTGGAGATCAAATAGTCTTTAAAAAATCTACCAAACATTGGTTCATCGACAGAGAAGAGAATGCCAAGAAACTAGAAGCTGGAAAAACTTATACAGTCAAAAAAATTTCTGTTGCATCTTCTTCAACTGGTGTTACACTAGAAGAAACTGGTGAATTAGAATATGAACTTTGCTGGTTTGATTGTTTAGAAAATAAATTATGAATACAGAAATAGAAACATTAAAACAAGAATTCGAAGGAATTCAAAATACTTTTCTTCCAAAGGAAGAACTAAAAGATGCGATGGTTACAACTAATGCTGAAGAATGGATTGAATTTGTAGAAAATTCTAAAACAGATCCTCTAACACCAAACGAGTATATTTGCGATTATACAATTGCGAAGAATGCTAAAGCTTTTGCTACCGGACCAGTATTTTCTTATATGGGAAAAGTACATGCTTGCTCTGTATCCGAATACAATTCTTTGAGAGATTTGAAAGACCATTTAAATGGAAAAAAATACATAGTTTATTATATTCTTTGTCGAGTTGTTTCTGAGCCTATTGGTCCAATCGAAACAAAAGATCTTTTTATTACATTTAAAGATAATTTTTCGCCAATAGATAGAATTGGAAAAAATCCAAAATTGCGTTATACCTTTAGAGGACACATCTTAGAATGATACCTAAAAAATACGCAACATACCAAAACACCAAAGTTGGAGACAAGATTAAATTTAGAGAATCTACCATGCATTGGTTTACAAATAGAATCGAGAATGCAAAGAAACTAGTATCTGGACAAGTTTACACAGTAAAGAAAATTAGTGTTGCTTCATCTTCAACTGGTGTTATACTTGAAGAAACAAACGAAGAAGTAGAATTAACTTGGTTTGATATTATTAAAGAATAATTATGTTGCAAATACTACAATTTATATTTTCCTCATTTTGGATTTGGTTGGGAACTTTTATTTTATTGGGTGCTCCTCTTATAGCAGCGTCTCTTATTTTTATAATTTATCCTCTTCTTTGTCTCTGTAATGTAATAAAAGAAATTGATAAGGGAAATAAATGAATACCGAATATTGTCCCGACAAATGGCTAGTTGTTGAGATTGAAGGAGGAGAATTTCCTTTGACCTATAAAGTATTTGCTTGTTGGCACGGTGGATATTTAGACGGAGATTCGTGGAAATTAAATAGCGGTATTACAAAAGTCACAAAAGAAGATAATTTCTATCTTTTTAAAGGTTATTCTGGTTCTGTTTATTCTTGTAACGAAAAACGTTATGGTTCTACTATGTATGGTTATGGGGTTTTACAGAACATTATTAACAAATCCAAAGAAGCTGGAGTTAATGTAGAAATAATGCCAGACGATACAAATTGGCTTGACTTGAAATATGACGAAGAATAGTTTAGGTGGACAGAACAACCATGGACGCATGAGTGGCGCACGTTCGAGTCGTGCTTCTTCGACCATTTTTAAAAAATTACAAAAACTGGATAGAGAGATTGGGGAACTACAAAAACGCAATGCATTTTTAGGTATAGCTGCAAGTTATATTAATACAATAGGAACTGAATACAAAAAACATTTAAAAAAAATTAAAAAACTTGACTTGAATAGAAAAAAAGTTAGACTAGAGAGAAAGAAATCTGAATTATGAACGAAAACGATACAATACTGCCTCCATTATCAGCATTTAATAATTACGTTAACGTAAAAGTTTTGGATGACTTGAAAAAATTTGAAGATTCTTATACAAATTATGAAGTTCCTCTCAATACAACTTATGAAGATATTACCTATGATTATACAGACAAAGAGATTAAAGAAATTATAAAAGGTAAAGCATATCTCTCTATTCACAAAACTCCCGTAACAATTGGTTACAACTTTCCATATAAAAAGAAAGCTTATGAAGCAAAAATACAAATTTTTAAATCCTTTGATGAAATGAAAAATTTTATTGACGAAAATAAAGGTATTGTCATTTATAAAATGTTTAAAAGAAAAGATGAAACAAGATACTCGATAAGATTTTTCGATGGACTAAAATTTTGTTGCAGATTAGAATACTATTATAACAATCTTCTTCTAAAACTTTCTCCATTTATATGGAAAACTGAAAGGTTTATATGGAAAATTAAAACGATTATGAATATTTTAAAATCATAAGAACTTGGCTTGAAAGGAAACGCTATTAAAATTTTTATATCAAAATATGATTATATTTTCATTTACAATTAAAAACCCTTTTGCAAAAGACATTAGTAATACACACAATGTATGTAAAACTATTTCTTTAACTAATCATAAAACATTCGAATTTCAATTTTCAAGACTTGCGTTTTACAACTTGTTTTCTTTTTCTCTTGATTTGAGCTTTCGGGGTTGTGATCATGCTGGACCCTCTTTAGCATTAGATTTTTTTGGTTGGGAATTAGTATTGAAAATTTATGATAATAGACATTGGGATTATGATAAAGGTACTTGGGTGAACTACGATACTTCAAATTAAAAAACTTGACTCGAAGAGAAAAGAAGTTAGAATAGAAAGAAAGAAATATAATTTATGAAAGAAAAAATTGATCCACTTATTGTAGCTATAGTCATTATGTTTGTTTGCATTATGTCCACACTTTGTTATATGTCTGTGTTAGAAAGAGAAGATAAAAACAAGAGAGTAGAACTTATTAAAGAAGCCATTGAAAAAAACTGGACACCAGAGCAAATTAAAGTTATTATAGAAGCAAGAGAATGAACAACAGACAACTTAAATTCAGAGTTTGGGATTCAACAGTAAAAGATTACAGTTACTTTGATCTCCAAAATATTACAGTACCAGAAAGATTACTGACTCAGCATCATTACCCCGTTCAACAATATACAGGAAAAAAAGACTGCTATGGTAAGGATTTGTATGAGGGAGACATTATAAAATATTCGGAAGAAGAAGATTATAAAACGTCATCTATTCAATTTGATCCTGATACTTGTTCCTACTCAGCTGTCGTGAATGCTCTTTTAAAAGAAGAAAAGATTATTTATAAAAAATTATGTGATGTTGGATCTTTTGAAATAATTGGAAACTGTGTAAACTAATATGCAAAGACAACTTAAATTCCGTTGTTGGGATAAACTAGCAAAACAATTCACCTATCCAGACAAAGGATATCAAGGACATTATGTTCTTACTTTGAATGGACAATTTCAAAACCTTCAGAATGGTTCTGGGGGTGATGAATATGTTGTTCAGCAATGGACTGGTGAATATGATAAGAATAGAAAAGAGATTTACGAAGGTGATATTATTAGTTCATATTCAGCAGAATTTATTAACGAAAACTATGAAGCTGAAGTAGTTTTTATTGATGCTGCTTTTCATGCAAAGGTTAATGAAAAGGATTATAGGGGCATATGGAGTGGTGATGATATTGAAGTAATGGGTAACATATTTCAATTGCCGTGCAATCCAGATCACAATGGAGAATGTTTGGTATGTGATTGTTGGTTGAGTGATTGTCCTTTTAATAAAGAAAAAGACTAACATGACACTCAAACAAAAAATTGTTAGCATTGTAATAGTAGGTGGTTTATTTAGAATCTCTGAATTTATTGCAAATATTATCATGTGGTTAATGAGATTGTTTAAGACTAGAAAGCCTCATTATCTTTATATATACTTGAAATACGAACAAGACTTTCTTTATCCTCTAGCGGAAAAAATTTGCTATTGCTTGGGTCTTAAAAAAGAATGGGATGTTCATCAAGAGAGTTTGGATAAATTACACAAATTAATTTTCGGAGAAGATGCAGAAAAAGATTGACGTTTCCGACAATATTCTCTAATATATAAATTGTGTCAAACGAACGACCAACACCAGAGACGGATGAGTTTAATTGCAAATGGGACAGTTATAGTCACCCATTTCAAGCTATAGATTTAGCTCGAAAGCTAGAACGCGAACGCGACGAAGCAAGAATCAATGCACAAAAATCAAAAGCATATAAGAAGGTATTAAAGGTAACGAATGCAAATTTAAAAAACGAACATGACAAGGCGCAAGATGCTCTTATGAAGATCGAGGAAATATTTGTGGATGGAGAAAATACACACGACGATTGGTTTAAAATGGGAAGCATTGCAAGAGAATATTTTAAAAAATGAGTCCTCAACTAATCAAATACAACAGAAAAGTAGATTCTCTTAGAGATATTCTAAAGCAACATGGTTTTGAAAATCTTGAATGCTTTTGGTATAATGATGGAATTTATTTTGGTCTTTGGAAAGATATGTCAGTATCTATTGAAAAACCAGACAGAGACACAACATTCACTCTTTGGAATTTCGGATTTAGAAGTGCTTCAGAAAATAATAAAAGAATTAAATTAAGAGCTATAGCCTCAGAACCACCAGAAGGTGATGAGATTTTTCATTTTGATTTAGAATATTATCCAGAAGTAGTTTTACATGATAGACATAAATTCTATGGACCATCTGCTCGATTGGAAGTAAGTTCTATTTTAGAAAGAGACTTGACTAATCTTCAAAAATATATAGACTATCTAGTAAACCTAAAATGAACACACAGATCGAAACTGTACAGGCGCATCAAGAAAACCTACAAAAAATTAAAAAGTTAACTTCTGAACTATCAGAATGCATGACCTCTCCAAATTTTATACAGTACCCTCAATCATATACAGCAGAAGAAGATCCAGAAGTAGATTTTATCGTTGATAGGAGATGGATCCTTTTAGGAA